CAGCTCAAGAAGCACGAGGTGAGACACCCTTGAGTCAGAAGCTAATATCTATGGGTGCTGCTATGCAAGGCAACTCGCATCTTGGCGGTAATGCTGCGATGGCAGCTATGGGCCAGGCCTCTAATAATATCTACAACACTGACCAGGTTAACCAACAAGCTGCTTATGAAAAGCAGATGGAAGCCTATGAAGACAACAAAGACTACCTGAATAAACTTGATGAAACTGACCGTCAATACACTGATGCATTAGCTAAGTTTGACCAGTTCGGGAACTCTGTTACTGGCATCATTGACAGTAATGCAACCTCACAATGGGACAACTTAGGCTTTGGTGACCCTCAACGTGAAGCGTTCCGTGTTGAACTTAAGCAGCTTATTGTAAACAACACCCTCCTTAATACTGCCCAGACCAAAGGTGCTATCTCTGATAAAGAAATGGCTCTATTCAAATCTGGTGTACCAAGCATGAACGCCAGTGAAGAAGTTTGGAAGTCTTGGATTAAAGCTAGACAGACAAACCTAAGAGTAATCAGAAGCAGAATTGCAAACAATATCACTGTTGGGCGTAGTGCTGATGTTGGCTTTGAGAACAGCTACACAGTAACAAGTAATGACCAAGGTTCAGAGTCTACTCAGACCCCGCAGCCTACCTATACCCAAGAAGAAGACGATGCATTGTTTAAATAATAACTAGGGCTACCTTTATGCAGCAAAGAACACCTGAAGAATACAAAAAAGCTTATGAACGTCATAGGAAAGCAGGTAATAAAGATAATGCTGCACGAGTAGCTCAGTTATACAGACAGCATCTTGCACAACAGCCTCAAGTTGCACCTGAAGATAGAGACAATGCCTTTCAGTATTCTATTGACCAGGCACAAAAGATGTATGGCGGTGCTGTGCAAAATGTTGGACGGATAGCAGGAAGTCCGAGTATTGAGCAGTATGGTAAGCAGGTTTCTGATAAACAAGACCAAGACATAGCCAAAGGTGGCTACCAAAGCAACTACAGTTCAGCTAGAGATTCATACGAGAAAGAAGGTTTATCTGGTGTTGCTAAATGGGCTACTGAAGGTGTTGCTGAAAATGCAGTGTCTGGTGGTGCCGCTTTAGTAGGTACGGCAGCTACGGCTGCAGCCGCTGTATACGGTGCTCCTGCGTGGCTTGTAGGCACTTTAGGTGCAGGAACACTTGCTAACAGTGTTGCTTTAGGCACTGGTGACAATGTCTTAGAGCAGCAAGAGAAAACTGGTGATTTTGATGCCAGAGTAGCTACTGGTGTTGGTATTATTTCAGGTATCTTAGACCGTGTTGGCGCAAAGCGAGCTATACCAGACGATTTACTTAGTAAAATGACAACTAAAGAAGTCATTGGCGAACTGATGTCGCAAGGCAAAGTAAGTGCTGCAAAAGAGTTTGCTAAAAGAATTGGTGCAGAATCTGTAACTGAAACTACACAGGAAGCTCTTAATATCGGTGGTACTGCATTAGTTGGTGGTGATTATACTGCTCAGGAAGTCAAAGATAGAACTCTTGATAGCTTTCTCTTAGGTGGTGCACAAGCAGGAGCAATGAACACTGGTATCAGTACGCTTTCATCTGCAGCTAACCTGGTAAAAGGCAGCGGTAAGAAATCAAGCAAACAGACTGAACGCCAAGACCAAGCTCAGGCATCTTTTGCACAACGTCTTGCTGCTAAAGTTGATGATTCACAAAATGCTGATGGTCCTGCATACGATTTGAGAGATGTAGACCCAGATAGTCGCTCTGGTGCTAAAGCTGTAATAGACAGTGTACATACAGATATGGCAGCTCAACTCAAAACACTTGTAAACCTACTTAAATCAAGATTAAAGCCTGAAAAAACAGACCCTTTAGATGTTGTCCTAGATAAATCTGAAGCAGCAGTAGCAGCGGTAAAGGCAAAAAACAAAGTAAAAAATGTAGTTGATGCTAGTGATTTTAAGTCTTTTGAAAACCTGGTCGGAGATACGGCAGAAGGGCAACTGGCAATAAACCTGATGCATGAGCTTAATGAGTTAACAAGAGTTTACTCAGACGGCCTTACTGGCGGTGTTAGTAGATATACAGATGCGATGTCTCCTGTTGGAGCTTTAGATAACTACTCCAACACTGGTGGTGTTATGCAGCAGTTTGCTAGACCACTAGCGACAGTTGCCTTGGCTACTGCTAACCCAGGTCTTGCAGCAGCCCAGGTAGGTACATTTACCGCAGGTAGAGCTATTGATAAGGTCACAGGTAAAAGAAGCCGTGTTGGAACCTATGTTGCAAAAAACCAAAATAATCCTGCACAACCTGTACCTACGCAACCATCACTTAGAAATGCTGAAATAGCAGAGCAACAGGCTGCACAAGAAGCAGAGATAGCAGCTCAGGCAGCAGCAGAACAACGTGCTGCAGAAGAGCGTGAAGCTAATATAGACCGTGTACAGAAAGGTGCTCCACCGTTACAAGGTAGTCCAGAAGACATCTTTAGAGATGGCACTGGTTTAGACCGTAGTGGTCTTGCCCAGGTTATTCGTATATTAAAAGCTAACCCGAACACGAAAGCAGCTATACGTAGAGCTATAGAAGCCTACGAAACTAGTATTGCCAGTGGTGGACGAGTAGATTTCTCTCTTATCCGTGACATTAACTCTATGGTAGACCAGTTCCCACAGCTCAAGCAGCTACAGGTACGTCCACGTAACCAGGCTACAGCTGACCAGGCTATACAACAGCAGTACTCGCAGCAACAACAGAACTACGAGCGTGGTATTGAGAACAACAGACAGTTTGCTACGCAGCTTACTGATGCACTGAATACAGACAAAAGTGTACAGCCAATACATAAAGCATTACTGCTAGATTCCCTAGGACAAATGCAGCTAGATTTAGGTGCTAACCCTGTAAGCCGACTACAAGCTATGGAAGACCGTCTAGCTGAGAAAGGTGTACCTGTAGAGGCAGTACAACAGTATTTCGCACCTTACATTGAGCGTGTTGTAGCACAGCAGGAAGCAAAGCAGTCTTTAAATAACACAGAGCAAGCTGTTGATGATGATGCAGACCCTGTAGTTGACTCTAGATTACCTACACTTACAAACATCAGCAGCCCTAATGTAATTAGTCTTATGGACGGTTCTGAAACCGCACCAAAGCTTACTGGTAAAACTGAAGTAGCTAATTTTCTTCAAGAACGAGCACTTGAAAAGCTAGGCGGTACGCCAAGAGATTTAACAGTGGAAGCAGACCGTGATGCTATTGCTGATGATATGGTTGCAGAAGCCATTCACGAAATGGAAAACTCTGAGTCAGCAATGGAGTGGTATGACAGCGTAATCTCACAAATGGTTGAGATGATGTCTTTGAAGCACCCTGAGCTACAAACTGACGAAGATGCCAAAACAGCCTTACTTGTATCAATTGCTATAACATCACAGAACCTGGCAGTACCAGAGAACTTAAAGTATGGCGAAGAAGTTTATAACCACTTTAAAAACAATGGGCAGTTCTTAGAAAAGAAATATGGCAGCAAAGGAAACGCAGTTAAACAGAATCTAGTCAAAGCTAATAAGCTAATGACAGAATTAGGTTCAATGCAAGAAATGCGAGATTTCTTAGAAGCTAAGTTTACTGTTCGTGAACTTGACCCTATCTTACAGAAGCATTTAGGTAAAAAGTCTAAGCAAATTAATGGCGAAAACATGGACACGGAAGTATACGGTGCTCAGGTATTTGGTCCTAAGATTGGCAATGGTTTTTACACCAACCTACGTGGTGACTTTTCTCCTGTAACTATTGATATGTGGTTCATGAGAACTGTAGGCCGTCTACAAGGTAAAGTGTTAGCTTTTGACCAGGCTAAATTTGACAAGCAGCTAACACGCTTGAAGACAGCATTAGGCAGAAAGCGTATCTCACAGGATGCCTTGGTTAAGAAAGCCCAGGAACTCAAAAGTAAACATGAGAAAGACTTTAAAACCTACAGAAAAGACTATGACTCAGGAAAGCGTCAAAAGTCTGAAGCTGTAAAAGCAGCAGAGCAGATAGTTATATCTTTGAAAGGTACAAGAGATGTACCTGCAAGCGGTGCAGAAAGACAGCAGCTACGTGATGTTGTAACTAAGGCTGTTGCTAAGTTCAAAGACAAGACTGGAATTGATATTCCACCTGCATCTTTTCAGGCATTAATATGGTATCCTGAACAAGACTTATACAAGAATTTAGGTGTAAAATTAAAGTCTACACGACAAGATTACGCATCAAGTACCAAACGATTATTAATCGAGGAAGGTTACAATGAAGCAGACCTCAACGCAGCAGCAGACAGGGTTCGGCAGCTCAGAGAACAAGGACCAGGACCAGTTCGACAAGGAACAGGCACAGCTAACAGAGAAGCAGATGGACGAGCAGGTGTCAGCCCTGGTAGACCTTTACAACAAGAAGAAACAGGCCCAGTCCTAGCCACAGAAGACCCAGTCAACAACAGCGTAGAAGCTGCATTTGCAAGAGTGCAGGAAGAATATCTACAGCCCACCCCCGCAGAAATCAAAGAAAAGCTTCCAGAAGCTGAAGACATTGTCAATTTTACTATTGGTAAAAAAGGCACTGCTTTTGAAGATGGCGTTCGCAGTGAAGATGATATTAGACGTATTGCAGACCTCTTAGATGTTTCTATATCCGTTATTAATAAAAGGGGTAATGTAGAAGGCGTTATTTCTACTGAAGCTTTAGGCAACTACCGAAGCGGTAATCGTGGTACTTCAGGACATATCAATTTAAGAAGTAAAGATATTTTAGGAAAGGATAAGTTTTTAGTAACGCTTTTGCATGAAGTATCTCACGGTCTTGAAAGCCAAACTCTTGATGGTAAAGGAGCAGGATACAATTCTGATAAATCACCACATCCTAAAGGTAGTAAAGCTCACGATGCTGACCACTACAGACATGGTAGCTTTAGAAACCATATGCATTATGTACTGAAGTTAGCTAAGGGTGAGGATATTTATGCCCCATTGGAAGAAGACGTATCTCACTTAACATTGCCTGATTACGATGAAGCTAAAGAAATCAGAAAAGAAATTGACCAGATACAAGAAACTAGTACTGCTGTCAGATTTATGGGCTTTCCAGAAGGTTCTGTAGACACAGAAGGTTTAGTTGTTCGTCCATCTGTTGATAATCTTGTTGATGAACAAGCGGCTGAACTTGCAGAAAGATTTACTGGTAAAAAGAGCGGTAAATTGTTTGATGAATCTTTCAAAAACCAAAGAGCGACTATCCTAAAGATGTTTGGCAAAAGCTATACCGATTACGTTCGTTATACAAAGGACGTAGCTGAGTTTAGTGTCGATGCCTTACTTTTATATCTACAAGACCCTCAAATGATGAAGTTAGTAGCACCTACAACTTCTAAGTACATTCAAAAAGTCTTCAACAAATCTAATAGACCAGTAAAGTTCTACTCAAGTCCTATTGTCGGATTAATGGCTATCTTACTAGCGGGTATTGCTAAAGGCATAGGCGGTGAAGAAGAAGAGCAAGTCCCTGGAGCACTTTCTATGCAGCCAGGACTATTATCCACCTAGGGAGCACCTATGAAAACAGAAGCACAAGACCTGTTGGAGATAATCCACCAGATAAGCCTTATTAAGTCCTCAAAACTACTAACCAGTGACCAACAGCAGAGCATCCTCAAAGAGCTAGTAAATCAGCTGCCATTAAAGATGTTTTGCCAGGGGCTATCACAGACCAGGGAAATTGTTTTAGAGGTTTTGAATAAGGAGATAGCAAATGAAAAAACCGAGAACAGAAAGGCTAAAAGCACCCCCGAAACCAAAGACACATCCACAAAGAGCACCAAAGAAAAACTACTTTGCGACTCTGATGGAGACTCCAGAGGGAAGGGAGCTAAGAAAGCAGTGGTCAACAAAGAAAAGAAAAAACCCAGGAAGACCAAAAGGGGTTCCTGATGGACACACCAAAGAGTCCATTACCCCTATTCGCAAACAAGCAAAAATAGATGCTACCAAGGTGGTCGAAATTATGAGTGATAAGTACAACATCGAAGATGAATATCAGAAAGAAGCTCTTAAGACAGCAGTAGAAGTCATGAGAGTAGATGGACAGACAAGAGAACGTCTAGCTGCAGCACGTCTAGTTTTAGACTTCACAAAAAGTAAGCCTGTGTCTAAATCTAATGTGTCTATCAGTAAAGCAGAAGACTTCTTGGCATCCCTGGTTAACGATGAAGAAGAGAGCATAGATGAACAAGAAACTGAAGGAAGTACGAAAGAAGTTACTGAATAACTTTGACTTTTACTCCAAGTCAGCTTTAAAAATAAGAACCAAAGAAGGCCAGATTAAACCCCTCACACTTAACCCTGCACAAGAAATTCTAAACAACGCTGTTGAAGACCAGATGTCCACAGAAGGCAAGGTCAGAATCATTATCCTGAAAGCTAGGCAGCAGGGTCTAAGTACCTACACTGGAGGCTACCTCTATTTCTCTGTAAGTCAAAAACCTGCGTGTAAAGCAATGGTAATTACACACCATGCTGACTCCACCAGGGCACTCTTTGATATGACAAAGCGTTTTCATGAGCATTGTCCAGAGATACTCAAGCCACACACTAAATACTCTTCAAGAAGGGAGATGAACTTTGATGTCCTGGATTCAAGTTTCGTGGTGGCAACAGCAGGTGGTGAAAGCATTGGACGTGGTGAAACACTTACTCACGTTCATGCATCAGAGTTGGCTTTCTGGCAAAAGTCTACTGCACTGGATAACTGGAATGGACTTACTCAAGCCGTCCCTAATTCCAAAGGCACAGCAATTTTTGTTGAGTCTACCGCTAATGGTGTTAATGGTATTTTTTATGACCTTTGGCGTGGTGCTGTCGATGGTAGTAATGGTTACGTCCCTGTTTTCATTCCTTGGTTTACTGACCCTGATTACCGTGAGCCAATTACTGACAACTTTGAAAGAACGCCTGAAGAAATTGAGCTTGCAGATAAGTACGACTTAGATGACGAGCAGTTAGTCTTTAGAAGAAAAAAGATTGCACAAAATGGTATAGACCTGTTCCGACAGGAATACCCTAGTGAACCAGATGAAGCCTTTTTGACTACTGGTAGACCTGTGTTCAACCCAGAGCAGCTAGTAGACAAGCTAAACAATACTAGAGACCTAGAGCAGCGTATGGCTCTCGAAGGTGGCGAATGGGTAAACAACCCACGAGGCGAACTATTTACCTTTAGACCTCATGTACCTGGTGAACGCTATGTCATGGGTGCTGATGTCGCTATGGGTATCCGTGGGGGTGACTATTCAGTTGCCCAGGTGTTTGACTCTAAGAAACGCCAGGTAGCCGTATGGCGTGGTCATGCTCATCCAGACTACTTCGCTGAAGTACTGTTTAACTTAGGTGAATACTACAACCAGGCATACATCTGTGTGGAGAACAACTCACACGGCATATTGACCTGTACTCGCCTGGGTAAAGACATGGCTTATCCAAATTTCTATACAGAAGTACAGCACGACAAGGTAACCGACAGGGAGACTGTAAAACTAGGTTTCTCTACCACCGTTAAAACCAAGCCCCTAATCATTGACCAGTTAAGAGCTGCAATGCGTGAGGGAGAGTTAGAGCTTAACGACAAGGTAACAATCCGAGAAATGATGACTTACATCGTCACAGAGTCTGGAGCTATGCAAGCTGAATCAGGCTGCTTTGATGACTGTGTAATGTCCTTAGCGTTAGCAAACTATATCCACCAGGGAGCCTGGGAACCAGTTGAGAGTTCAGACTCTTATTACATAGAGATGGTATAACAATGGCAAAAAAGCGAAAGAACTATAAGAAACTGTCAGACAACAACATTGTCGCACTCGTAGATGACCAGGTAAGTCTATCTATAGGGTATTCAGATTCAGAGCTCAGTACAGAACGAGCAAAGATTATCGATTACTACAACGGTACTCTTCCTAAACCTGCTCATGATGGCAACTCAAAGTACGTATCACTAGATGTATACGATTCAGTTGAGAGTCTTAAGGCTGCTCTACTAGAAACTTTCTCTAGTGGTAACAAAACAGTACGCTTCGCACCACAGAACGCAGATGACGTAGAGAAAGCTAATGTCTGCACTGAATACACAGACTATGTAGTCAATCGTCAGAACGACCTCTACACAGTTATGTCCACCGCTATACACGATGGTCTTATCGCTCGTGCAGGTGTTGTTAAGGTGTTCTGGGAAGCTTCTTCTGAGCTTGATTATGAAGACTTTGAAGATATCACTGATTCTGAGCTTGATATGCTATTGGCCCAGGATGATGTGGAGCTTGTAGAAAGCACTACAGATAGCCTAGGTCTAGTCTCAGGTACTATCAGTATTGAACAAGATACCAGTAAGGTCGTAATAGAAAACATTGCTCCTGAAGAGTTCTTGATTGAGACACAAGCTAAGAGCCTGGATGATGTTAACTTCTGTGCACACCGCACAAAGAAAACTATCTCAGAGCTACGTCTAGAAGGATACTCAGAGAAGCTAATCGACAAGATTGGTGACCACACTGATGTTGATGTTGAAACAGACCCTGAGTTACTCGCTAGGTTTGACAATGTAGGTAACTTTAAGAATACCACTGGTGATGGCTACCAGGACCAAGTACGTACCGTAATGGTTTATGAAGCCTACATAATGTTAGATTGTGAAGGCACAGGTGTTGCAGAACTCTATCGTGTTATCAAGGCAGGTAATGTCTTACTAGAGAAAGAGAAAGTCAGCCGTAAACCTTTTGTTACTTTTGTACCACTACCAGTACCTCATTCTTTCTATGGTAACAATTTCGCAGACAAAGTAGTTGCTACACAGAACGCTAGAACCGTGTTAACCAGGTCTATCCTGGACCATGCAATGATTACTACTAACCCACGTTACACAGTGGTCAAAGGTGGTTTAACTAACCCTCGTGAGCTTATAGATAATCGTGTTGGTGGCATTGTTAATGTCAGCCGTCCAGATGCTATTTCTCCCATGCTACAAGCCCCTCTAAACCCTTTTATCTTCCAAACAATACAGATGCTAGGGGAAGACAAAGAGGACACTACAGGCGTTTCTAAGCTGTCTCAGGGCCTTAATAAAGATGCTGTCAGTAAGCAGAACTCTGCAGCAATGGTTGAGCAGTTAGCGACCATGTCACAACAGCGACAAAAGATTATCGCTAGAAACTTTGCTACTC